TCTACCTCCGCCAGGATCTCAAGGCCCACAAGCAGAAGGACGCGGACACCGGGGCGCTGCTGGCGGCGCTCGACTCCTGCGAGATCGAGGCGGCGGTCCACAGCTACAGCGTGGGGAAGATTAAGTCATGGATCAGAGAAGAACTAACCAGGCGGGAAGAACAAGGAGAGACAATCACAGATCCCGCCGAATGTCTGCCCGATGCACTTCGGGAACTGTTGAGCGTTTACAATGTAACCCAGGTCGGAGTCTCGAACAAAGCGGCCCACGCGGGCGGCGGGAAGGCGACACAATGACCGAAGACAAGGAGATTGGCGAGATGGCCAAAAAGAAAACCAAGCAACCCGCCGGGGCCGTGGTGAAATCCACGGACAACGGCGGCAACGATTTAGAGTTTTCCATATTCAAGCAGGACGCGGATGAACTGTCGGCGCTGTTAAAGGGGAACCTGTCGGGGCGAACACTCACGGCGGCGGACCTTGTCCGCGCCCCGATACCCGCCGGGGGCGGGACAACCTGGGAGATTGAGAGCCTCGACGGGGTCGAGAAGGCCGACGAGATCGAGGGCGTGATCATTCACCAGAAGAACATCCGCGCCTACTGGCCCGATGCGGAGATCAACGGGGAGCCGCCGCTGTGCCGCAGCGACGATGCGATGACAGGCATCGGCGCGATCCAGGCGGACCAGCCCGCCGAGTCCCGGGACTGTTTCACCTGCCCGATGGCTCAATGGGGCAGCGACCCNAAGGGCGGGAAGGGCCAGGCGTGTACACTCAAGAAGGCGCTCTTTATTCTGCGCGCCGACTCGATCCTCCCGATGGTCGTGATGNTCCCGCCGTCCAGTCTACAGAACATCGACCGCTACCTCCTGGCGTTGCTCAACGCCTCCGCGCCCTTCTGGGGCGCTGTTACGGGGTTGAAGCTGGAGAAGGCGAAGGGACACAGCGGCGCGTATTCCCGTGTAGTGGCGCGCCGGGTCGCGCCGTTGACACCTGAACAGACAGCGCGGATGAAGATGTACCAGGATGACATCGTCCCCGCGTTGAGCCAAGGAGCCGCGCCCACGGACTAAAAGCCGCCTGATCAACGGCCCGGCGCTCCCTTGTGTGACGAACCACGGGGGGATGACCGACTGGCCGCAGGGCGCAAACCAGGGGGGCCGCCGTTCGTGGTTGGCGGCGGTCCCCAACTTTTTACTTTTCCAGGTGTCCGGGTTTCTGGTGGAGATAGATGATGGAGAGATCGGCGCAACATTTCACGGTAGAGGACTTTTTAACAATCCCGCAGGAGATGCGGGACATCTCCCAATGGGTCGCCTGGCGCGCAGAACAGCGCGGCGGGAAAACGACGAAGATTCCCATCAATATCGCCACGGGCCGGGGCGCGAAGACCAACGACCCGGCGACCTGGGCCAGCTTTGACGATGCCATCAGCTACTGGGACGAGGGCGCGGGCGCGTCCGGGGTCGGCTTTGTGTTCAGCGAGGGCGCGGGCCTGGTCGGGGTCGATCTCGACAACTGCGCCGATGTGCTTTCGGGCAAGCTCAACACCGAGGCGCGGGAGATCCTCGATGAGCTTCAAACCTACAGCGAGATGAGCCAATCACGCGGGGGCGCTCATGCGATCATACGCGGGGCGCTGCCCGATGGGTGCAGGCACAGGCGCGGCGGCCTGGAGGTCTACGACCGAGGGCCGCTTTTTCGTGATGACCGGCTGGCGGATGGACAATTACCCCGCCCTGGTCGCCAATGGGGGCGAGGCTGTAGGATCGCTTCTAAGGCGATTGGAGGGCGGGGGCGACCCAACGGGCCAACAGGTACGCCCGGCGGCTTCAGCGCGCAGCGGGGAGCGTTACGAGGCACTCCTGGAGGCTATCAAGTTCGACCCGAACGCCGCGCCCGACCAGACGAAGGTCCGGGGGCTGTGCGCCATGACCCCGAAATTCCAGCGGACCCTCGAACACAACCGGCCCGACTTCAAAGATGACAGCCCATCGGCGTACTGTTTCAGCCTGGCCGCCATCGCGCTGAACGCGGGCTGGAGTGTCCAGGAGGTCGTCGATCTTATCATCGACTTTCGGCGGCGCTACTCGATGGACCTTAAGCTGGACCGGCCCGACTGGTATCTATTGCACACGATCCTACGCGCCGAGAGCGCCAACAATATGAGCGCCGCAAGCGTGACCCTGGAGGAGGAAACGGACGCGGACGAGGAAACGGTCCTCAAGAACCTGGGCGCGATGCTGGGCTTGCAGGCGATGGGCTACAGCATCGCGGGCTTCTATCAACACGGGATGCAGGATGCGCGGTTCTGGCTTGAAATAGACACGGGCGAGGAGTCGCCGCGAGTCGTCCCCATCGGATCGTCGCGGGATCTTCGCAGCGTCCAGGGGCTGAAAGACCTGTTTATCGCTAACTTCGGGATGGTGATCCCCGCCAGCGTTACGCGGGCGCGGTGGGATAATATACTTCAGAACCTGATGCGGGTTCGCCAGGTGAAAGACCCGGACATCGACGACAGGGAGGAGCAGGTCCGCGAGTGGGTCGAGAGTCTCTGCAATACCTGGGCGCGTCCGTTTAACGACGAGGGGGAGAACCGCTGGGAATTGGCGCTGCCTACCCGGTCGCCGTTTAAGAGGGAGGGGGAAATATTTGTTAACGCCGCCCGCATACGGGAGATGCTGATGCGCGATGGGACGCGGATGAGCGTGGCCGACATTACGCAGATGCTGCGCTTGGCGGGCCTCGAACGCCGCAAGGTGTCCGGGCGCGTGGAGGGGAAGGTCATCGCGACGAGCTACTGGGCCGCGCCGCTTTCGGAGTTTCCAGGGGTTTGATGCGGCCCCTCTATATAGGGAAAACTTTTTGATTTGGGATGGGAAAAATTACTGGCTTACAGTCTTACTGGCTTACAGGTTAGCTAAGGGAGGGATAATAAAGAGTTTAGGGGAAAGACAACTGTAAGCAGGGGAGGGATGAGGGGCTTACAAAAAGGGGGTAAGTCCCAGGCTTTTTTCTTCGGAAGTGTTTACAAAATAAAAGGTTATATAGGGATGAGCGAAAAGAAAGAAAGCGGGGGCGAGTTCCGCGTATTTGGCCCGCCAGGGACCGGGAAGACTTATTATCTTACAAAGCAGACCGAACGCGCCCTGAAAAAATACACGCCATCGGAGCTTCTGATCGTGTCTTTTACAAAAGCGGCGGCGCATGAGATCGCAACCAGGACCGCAGCCCCCGGCATGGATAAGCGGGTCGGGACGCTTCACTCGTTTTGCTTTCGCGCCCTGGGCCAGCCTGAACTCGCGGAGACACCGGCCCGCATCAAGGAGTGGAACGAACACATCAAGACCAAGATCCCGACCCTGATGATTAAAGAGAAGGGGGAGGGGGATGACCCGGTGGGGCAGACCATCAGCGGGAAGCCGATGGCGGCTTATCACCTGTTGAGATCCCGGATGGTCCCGCGTGAAGAATGGCCCGAACAGGCCAGGACGGCGGCCACGGCCTGGGAGGAATGGAAAGAGGGCAACGACTGGATGGACTTTACCGACTTGATCGAGCAAGCCCTGGATGATGTAGGCGCAGCGCCCGGGCATCCCGCTGTCGGGTTCTTCGACGAGGTGCAGGACTTTTCAACCCTGGAACTTGAACTGGTCCGCAAGTGGGGCCAGCACATGCGGCAGACTGTGATGGCAGGGGACGACGATCAGAGCATCTACGGGTTCCGGGGCGCAACCCCTGACGCTTTCCTGGAACCGGACATCCCGGAGGAGAGAAAGAAATTCTTGCGGGAAAGCTACCGCCTGCCCTCAGTCGTCAAGGACTACGCGGACAGATGGATCAGCCGGGTAAGGACCAGACAGCCGAAGGAATACAAGCCCAGGCGGGAGGGCGGGACCGTCAAGCTGGCGCGGAACATGGGATACAGGAGGCCCGAACGGGTGCTGGCGAGCATTTGCGGGGATCTTGACAAGGGCCGCGATGTGATGGTTCTCTCCTCCTGCGCTTACATGCTGTCGCCCCTGCTGTCGATTCTGCGGAAAGAGGGCATCCCGTTCCATAATCCATACAGGCGCAAGGACGGGAGATGGAACCCCATCCATCCACATAAGGGCGCAGCCCTCCGCCTGTCTAGCTACCTCCGACCCGACCCGGGAACCTGGGAAGATCCCCGGCTGTGGACCTGGGGCGAACTATGGCGATGGGTGGAGATCCTGAACGCGAAAACCACAGGGATGCCGAAGGGGTCCAAGTCGCTCATCAAAAAAATCATCAAGAGTGAGAAGGCCGCCCAGGAGATCATAAACCTGGACCTGATCGCGAGCCTGTTAACGGGCGAGGACATGGAGAAAGCCCAGCGCCTGGTCGCTCAAATCGAGGGCGGGGGCGTGGACTTTTTCCGCGATCATATTCTGGACTCGCACCACAACGGGGCGCTGGAGATGGCCCTGGCTGTGCAGGACAGGCAAGGGGGGCGGGCCTTGCGAGAGACTCCCCGCCTGTGTGTAGGGACCATCCACAGCGTCAAAGGCGGGGCGGCGGATTCGGTGTATCTGTTCCCCGACTTGAGCCTGGAGGGAGAGCGCCAGGGGCAGCAAGACCCGGACAGCTTGACCCGGCTTTTCTATGTCGGGATGACGAGGGCGCGGGAAAAAGTAACCCTTTGCGAGGCCGAGACTCGCCGGGCGATTCGGTGGATACATTGACGGCCCCGACTGTCGGGGGTATTCTTTCGGCAGGGACTAACACATCAAAAACAGAAGGACAAAACGATGGGACTTGAAAAACTACAGGGCCAGCTTTCGGCGTTTATCTCAACCTGGACGGAGTACGCGGCAGGCTCATCAGGGGCCGCGACCGCAACCCACGCGGCGGAGTCTAACAAGTCGCACTACCTCACGGGCTTTTCTTGTTCGGCTCAAGCCGCATCTGGTAGTGATCCCGACATGATGATCTGTACTATCAAGGATGATTCGTCCACCCTCATCTCGTTTACTTTTCAGTCGAGCGTCATCGATGATGATGCGCCTGGTGGCGATGGGCCTGTTGTCCATTCTTTCGCCAGCCCCATTCAGATCACCGAGGGAAACGAGACCAGCATCGTACTTACAGGGGGAGCAGGAGGGGATAAGGCCTACGCCAACCTGCTGGGCTTCACTTCCTGATGGGGAAGACTAACGGAAACACCGACAACGATCCCCTTGCGCCGAACCCCGAACCCAGCGACCAGGCCGCCGCGCCCGGCGACCCCTCGAAGCTGACCGATGCGGACCTGGAGGCGCTGAACGGGGACGACCCGTACACCAAACGCCCCATCCGCGTACCCCGAAAAACGGGGCGGCCACTAGTCCGCAACCCTACCCTGGACCCCACGCTCACCACGAAGGCGGCGGCGGCTGTCGAGCTTCGACTGCGGGGGCATACCTACCAGCACATCGCCGATGCCCTGGGCTGGAAGGATCACTCCAGCCCCCGGGTCGTCGTCCAGCGCGCCCTCCGTAACATGCTCCAAGAACCCTGCGACGAACTGCGCCAGGTCGAGGCGTGGAGGCTCGACCGCCTGGCCTCACACCTGTGGCCGACCGAGGCCGACCTCGAACCAGCGACCGCCTGCGAGTCGATCCAAGATGAGGAGGAACGCATCAACGACCAGGACCGCCGGGAATCGGCCCGCGTGAAACGGCTGAACTCGAAGATAGACCGACTACTCAAGATCATGGAACGCCGCGCCCGGCTGATGGGCATCGATGTCCCCGTGGTCCACCGACTGGAAGCAAACATAGAGACACCATCAACAAATGGAAACATCAACAGCATCATCCTCAACGACACCGGAGAGCGCGCCCGATACCTTGACGCGCTCCGAGTGGTTACAGCTGGCAGCGGAGACACCGGCGGGCCTGGCGATGCTATGCACGAACAACCGCTGGACCCTGGCCCCGCATCTTCGCCTTCTAACTGATCGCCTGATGGATGTCGCCACGGGCAAGACCCAGCGGCTCATCGTGTCGATGCCCCCGGGCCACGGCAAGTCTACCCTGGTTTCGCACTACTTCCCGACCTGGGTGCTGGGCCGCTGGCCCGACGAGTCCATCCTCCTCACCAGCTACGAGGCGAACTTCGCGGCGGCGTGGGGTCGCCAATGCCGGGACACCCTGGCGATGTACGGCCCCCAGGTCTTCGG